GATCCGCATGTTTCGCAAAAGGGAGCATTATGGTCAATTGCTAGATCAAACTCAGCAATTACTCCCTCACGCAAACACTCGTAATCGTATTTAGGCATGGTGGCCGTAATCAATTCTGTTAATTACTCCACACCCTACGCATTTGAGCAATCCCTCAACATGCACCATTCTTGGGTCATTACACATATCGCAGCATTCATTTAGCGGCACAACGTCCGGAACTACTGTGCCATCTGAATGAAACTTAATCCGTAAGCGACCTTCTTGGATTATTTCTAACTCGCCCATTTATTTATCCTTATCTGGATCTGGGAAATACCATTTACCATTGGAAGTTATCTTTGCCCAGTGTGGTTGGCATTGGTCGGCTTTGCTTTTTTCTACACATACATATCCGTAGAAATCACGACCATTCTTAGATCCTTGTTTTTTAAGCATTTGCCCATGTTTGCAATCAAACGATTCTGCCAGCTTCTCTGCATTTAACTCTTTGGCAACATCCTCAACTGACCAGGCAACAGGTGCCGGATCTTCTAGTTTAGGTGCTGACCAATCGGTATTACGTAAGGCATCAACTACAGCTGCAGTCCTTGTTCCAGGTGCTCCGTATGTTGGCTTAGTCCATTCTTGATTGCCTTTGGCTACTCGTTCCATTTCCACTTGAGATGGTCTTGCACCTTTTTTGGCATAAGTCCAATTAGCCAACGCACGACCAAGTGAAGACGATTCAGACAGCTCGCAAGCAAACTTATTAAAACCTGAACTGGTTTTCGTTTCACTTGCCCAACCAGTCGAAACTGGATATTTATCAGCCTCAGTTCGATAAAGGCGAGCCACAAAAACATATTCATCAGCAGGAGCGTTAGGTGCCACAACCCTCTCCGTTTCAATTCTGCCATCTGGGCAGTCTTTCCAGAACTTCGATAATCTTTCTTCCACTGTTTCATAGTCCTCCAAATTAAAAGCCATAATCTATCTCCTGTTTCCCTTGTCGGTATTCTTGTTGTGCACGAAGATCCCAAGTGCTCCCATCATGCCAAGCCTCCACTGAGTGTCTGCATTTATCGCAGTAGGCTCTTTCTGTTCCATTCTGGCTCTTTGAAAGCCAAGTAGCCGGATTCTGACCCTTGATTGTATGCGCTCCATACTGCGCTTTACAGTAATCACACCAAACACTCCGATTAGAATTTTTCGTAATCATCGTCTAGCTGCGCTTGGAGTACATCTTCGAAGAATCCCAAATAAGCGACCGAATCTGCAACTGAATCATGATGTGTGGGCGTTTCAACCAAACGAGCGATCTTGAGTCCGACCATACATAACACAACTTGATGTGCTGTAATTGGCATGTCGAGAATGCCTGACCAGATGTCTGCGATGCGCTTGTGGTTGGTGTATGGAGATCCATAAATTCGACCTCGATCTTGTGATAATAATGTTGCTTCTGCAAATAACGCTTCACGATTATCGGACATTGGTACGCACGACCTTTTGGCCTTGTTCATAACCAGCACGCCAGGCTTCATCCCATAATCTATTTTTACGATCTTCCCGCCAAGCCATAAATAGGAAAACCGCAAAAGTGCTAAAAATGACGATTGCTACCGCCATCTGATCACTTATATTGCTCATTTGTTTGCTCCCGATCTCCAGGCTCTTTGCCTGTTGGGATTAAGTATGTGCTAGATCAGCGACAATCTGGATAGGTGTATCGGCGTGTTAGATAACAATACTGTTATCAATAACATCAATGGCATCATCAATTGTGCGTTCTTTGTAGTCTGTTTCCCTAGACATAGGATTTGCCCAATGCTGTGAATGATCCATCTTTGTTGATTGGGATAAGCGTTGGGGTCATATTCTTACCATCCCAGTCCAGAATTACGATGCCCATCTGCCAGTTAGCAATTCCCTTTGTGTATGAGGCTTTGGCTTTGTTCATTAGGTTGCCAGCCTCTATGCCGTAAATCGTCCTGTAATGGCCTCCTAAGCCCTCAGAAAACGAAGATAGCCCCAGTTTATGGGTGTGCCCAATTAAAACGCTCTTACCGACCTTTTTAGCCAAATTAAGGGCAGTTAAGCCTGCGTTGGGATTGGTGTTTCCCTCATCGCCATGACCTAATAACCAACCCTTTTCAAACTCATAAAAAGTCTTATGGAATGTTATTCCCATTGTGGCAAAGTCCATGAATTTTTCGTACTGTAATTCAGGTAGGCTGATTAAGCCAGGTACCTTTAATAAAGTGTTGTATAGGCGATCAGTATGATTAGAACGGACAATATGAGCCTCTCTAGCGTGCTCGGTGAGATCCCAAAGAATCGACTGAGTAAGTTCACGATCCCTGTGTAAAGTCTGCTCATAAGCCAAAGGTGTTTTTTCAGCCCATCGAGAAATAGTTTGAAAATCGATTTCATCGCCAACATTAAGAACACTATCAAACTTCTCCCGTCTTGCTAACTTGATTACATTTTTTACAGCTGCTTCGTGGTGGAATGGAATCTGTAAATCTGAAATAACCAGGTATCGCTTAATCGAAATCCTCTTCATCGTCAGTTGGATCAATCGATGGAATGATCCCTCCATCTCCGACAATCCAGTCGGGTAGGATTCTTTCTTGCATCATCCAAAATGCCATTGTTTCACTAAATCCTGCCTTCTTAGCTGCTTTGTAGCATTCATGAAGGCTGATGTAGAAATGATCCATTTGGGTTAATGGCTCTGGCGACTTACGCACAATTCGCTTTTTTGCAACCTTTTTACGGGGTGCTTGCTTTTTGCGTGTGTTTGCCATGTTACAAATTATCGCTCTAAGAGGATGTTGTAGATTTCATCGACACGCTGGTGAAGCGCTTTAATTTCATTAAGTAAATGAGTAATAACAAATGCTGCAAGGCCACCAATTACAGCCAAACTCGCAAAGTAAAAGGTAAGCATGTCTGAATCGCTCATATTTTAGGTGTTATTCCAAACTCAGATTCTTTTACATCCAACGCCTTGATTGCTGGCCCAACAAGTGCGCCAAGTAATACTGCATACTCTGGTCGCATATCTCCGGCAATTGCTAAGGCAACTGTAAGTCCAGAAGCTGCTACTGCTCGCAAATAAGATTTGATTGCTGCTTTGTGTTTCTTGCTTAGTTTCATACTTTACCTCCGAGAAGTGGGATGTCGAAAAACGATCTGTCCTGATCTCCCGCAGGGCTAAAGGAAATATGGATGTGCGACTTGTGTTGGTTAAATCCTTTGTAAGTCCTGTATTTCCATCGTCCTCTAGCTGACATAATTTTACCATCAAAGATTATGTAACTTATGCGTTTGCGTTTGTCGGCTTTTGCGTAAAGTCGCAGTTGCTCAACTAGATGAACTGGCAAACCCTTAATTTTATTTAGATCTTTGTCCACATCGATAGCGCGAACCACGCCCGTATCGCTAGTCGGATTGTGGTCGGATTTAGATTTTGAGTGCCTAGCATCGCCAATCCAACCATCAGAAGAACGATCCCTATCTGGGAAACAATCATCGATCTGCTCTCTTAATTGAACCGCAGACTTACTTAGCCAGGGTTTCATTTAGGAAAGAAGTAATTGCGCTTCTTCGGCTGTAATGCCTAAACGATCAAGCAGTGCAGATTTAGCAGCTGTTTTGATTTCAATTTCTTTTGCTAAATCAGTCTGATAAGCAATCCAAGCATCTTGAACCTGTTTCCAAGTTGGTTTGGATCTTTCATCTAACCAATTAAGATTATCAAATTCAGTTTTTGAGTTTTCAGCAGTTGAACCAAAATACTGAGCATTTGGATGAATCTTTTCAATTGCCAATGCTAAGTCCATATTAAGCCACCTTTATGATCGTTAATTGTGCGTAAATTTCAGTTAGTCCAAGATTGCCTGACACACCAAATCCATTATTTGATTGAGTGACTGCTCCATAATGTTGCAATTCAAAATCTTTAGTTCCAGCAATAGTAAAAGTGCAATTGAGGACTGCTGTTGCTGCTATTTCATTTGTTGTTCCTGCATAGTTGTTTGCACCTTGTGCAACTAAAGCGCTATCTGTAATGTTATACCATCTCAAGTTGTTGCTGTTTGTTTTGTATGCAGGGGCTGTGGCTTGTAAAAAGAATGTCCCTGCTGGCAAAGTAATTTGATTTGACGCCAAAGATGCACCACTTATAGTATTTAATAAACTTGTGTTTAACGTTCTGGTTCTCCAACCACCTGAGGTAAATGTTCCACCATCTGTTGCATTTGTTTTTGCATCATGAACTGAAAAAACTTGTAATGAAGATCCACCAGGTGCTGCCCAGGTTGGCACTCCCCCTGCAACTGTTAAAACATTTCCAGTTGAGCCAATTCCTAATCTTGTGTTGGTATTGGCGGTTGCTGATCGGTATTCAATATCGCCTAAAGTAGTTGATGGGTTTAACGCTTTGGTGGTCGTATCGACAGAAGATCCAAAAGTGCGAATGGCAAGTGCGCCATCTTTAACCAGATCAGTATCGTCTGGGGTTTCCCAATTGTAATTGGTGGTGTTTGCCATGTTAAGAAATTACTCCTATCGCTGTTCGCCAGGTAATTATACTTGATAAAGTGTTCCATGCTTCGGAGGCATTGACCTCATTCCATGATTGGAATACGGCTGAGAACTCTATTGGGCTGAGGTTGATAGTTAGAAATAATTGATTAAATGACGTGCTCCATGACCAACCTTCTACATACCCCTGAAAACGCCCCTCAGAGGCTATTTGAGGCGGTAAATCGGTGATGGTGAGGGGTTGACCCATAAACACACTTAAAAGGTGATCTCGGTCTGTATCGTCCAATTCTGAATTGGTGATTGGGAATGTAATGCTGTCAAATACTGGGTAAGGATAGGCTCTTAGGCTTAGGTATCGATTTGCGATGTTTTCTGCATCTGATTGATTTTTGATGCTTGAGTTAATGCTTTCTGATTTGTAGCCATAAATCGAAATACTTGTGGCATCTAGAGCTGTTTCTAAATCATTAAAGTTGTTGCCATAGTTTAGAGATACATCGTTGCGGATATTGCCAGCCTGGGTTGTTGTGGTCAAACCTGCTCCGATTGCGGTATTTGCTGAAATTTCAATTGCACCATTTGCAGCTAAATAGTTTTGGCGATGGTCTGCATCTGCATACCCGATGTTGCCTGCGCTATCCTCAAATAAATATCCAAACGCTGAATTGGCTATCTGTGAAGCAATATTGTAAATCGTATCCGTAGAAGATCCACGATTCACCATTTCGTATTGACCAGGTTGATCGATCTCGCCAAGTCCTAGATTCTCAGCAGTTGCCCATGTTTGGGTTGCATTATAGGTTGCCCATGTTTCTGCAGCTGATACTCCAACCCAGTCGCCTAATAAGAATTCTGTAAGCAAGGCATAAATTTGATCTCCGTCAAAATCTGATGTCAAAACGCCTTCGCTGATTGTTTTAGCCAATCGAGCAAGCGAA